ATTAATTGTCGTTGAGTCTGTGCAACTTTTCTATTTATTGCATATTCTTTATCATGTGCTAGTCTTGCCTCATGTAATAATTTTATATTTCTTTTACCAGCTTCAAATGCTTTTCTCTTTGCATCAGAGTTTCGTTTATATGCACGAGTAGACTTCTTAAGAGTTTCAGCCTCTCTGTTGTAAATGATGTCGGCTTCTTTCTGGGTCTTTAGGCCAGAAGCAGTTACGATACGCAACTCTTTTCTTATCTGTACAAGCTTTCTTTCAACTTGTGCAGACTCATCATACCTGCGATTGAGTCTGTCAGCAGTCGCTACAAGCTCTTTTTCTTCGTCATTTAATTTAGAGAAAGCTTTGCGCTGGTCATGGATAAGAGCTATAGATTTTAATATTTGTTGGTTAGCCTTTTGGCTAGAGTTTATATAAGCTCGGAACACATTTTGACCACCACCCTGTGCGGTGGCCTTGGTTTCACTCTGGAATTTTTTTAAAGCTTTGCTCGCAACAGTAGTTTGATTGGCAAACTTTCTCATTTGCTCTAATGCTGATGCAGAGTCTAACTTTATCGATGCGCCAAATTCAACCATTAAAATGCGTCCTAAGTTTGTTTAACTTGCGTTGGTACTGTTGGTTCTGTAGGATTCGTCTTTTTGTTTCTATGTTCTGAATAGCTATCATTCATAGCATATATTATCAAAACGAATTCATTAAAAGAGCCTATAAGACCAAAATTTTCTTCGTAACATTTAAGCTCAGATAGTGGGATAAACCCGTTCTCATTGCTTGAATGTGACAATATACCATAAGCATTCATAAACCAGTTATTAGAATAATCCATATCTGGTACATGGTCTAAAGGCGTTTCCTGTCCTTGTTTCTTTAGACTTTCATAATGCTTAATATTCTCGCCATGCTCCAGATTCCATTCTAGTAGGCGTATTATTTTACTTTTAAAGCCTCATCACTTGTAGTTAGATAATTGTCGATATTGTCACTGAAATCAATGATAGCATCATATGCATCTTTATCGTCTGTTAGTAATGATACAGCATTTTCATATGAGTAATCATGCTCTTCGCCAGTAACGTCTACAAACTTGTTCCAATCTACCAAGACTGTTTTGGCGACACATTTAATCATAATTTCATTTGATTGCTCTTCGCTCATGCGACCACTATCAAACTCTTCTTTGAAAGGTTTTAATTCTTCACGAAACATTTTCTTAAAATTTGTGTTTCCTGAACGAGCAACAATTAATTCATTGCCACGGTAAATAAATTTAGAACCTTCTGTTTCTGTATTGCCGTTAATCGGTGTAAGTTTCATTGTATTGTCCTGTGTATAATACTTGCCTGTGTTAAGTTAATAAGAAGTGCGACCGCAAACACAGGCATAAGCGGCCTCACTAATCTAAGGTAGCGAACTACCGAAGGAGGTTTGATTAAGCATCTACTCGAGAAAGTTTAATCATATAGTTGTTTACTGAATCCCGCAATGCTTTAAATGAACCAGACTGCATTAAGAATGAGTCCTTACCAGCAATAGGCGTATCAAGTGATTCAAACTTACATTTAGGCATATCAATACCGATTGTATTACCTAAACCATCTGTAAGGATGATAGTCACACTGAACGATTCAGCAGCAACAAACTTGTTATATAAATCAAGGTTAGAGAAGTAAACCTCAGTATTACCCGTTACCATTAAGCTATAAGCTGAAAGGTCACAAGCACCAAGAGTACCGATTGCTTTTGCTGCATTGATTTGGTTATCGATAGTTAAATCAAGACTTGCAAAAGAACAAGTACCTAAAGTAACTCCACCAATTCGAATAACGCCAATGCTTGATACAGCATTCAAAATTGAATATGCAGGGATTGGTGTATCAGCAGTTTCGCCAGTAAGGATAGCTGTGCGAGTTTCTTCTGATAAGCCAATGATGCCAAAAGTACCATTAAGAATCGAACCAGTTGCGAACTTCAAGTTCATAGAATTGATTGCGCAACCACGGTAATACCAGTAGTAAGGAGTTCCAGCATTATCTGCTTTCTTACGGATTGTATAACCTTCAATTGGACTTGCGCCATTCACTTGAATACCAGTTGCGTCAACAGTAAGATCGGTCAATGCTGTTGTAGCGCCAGTTGCAGGGAATATAGTTACTTGGTCAGTTCCACTTGCGATACAAGTATACTCACCATCAATTGTTGAATCAGCTACAGATGCTAATCGGAACACGTCACCAACTAAGATGTCAGATTCAATACCTGCGTCAGCAAGAATTGTGTTATCAGCAGTGCCGTCATTATCAACTAAAGTTAATGCGATTGTACGAGCTGCTGCTGCATTCATCAGGACAGAGTTCATAAAGTCTTCGTAAGGAGCATATGAAAGCTCAAAGTTTACATCACCTGCAATATCACCGTCAACCACAATCAAATCATCTGTTTGACGATCTTCACGGATAACATCAGAAACAGCAGTTGAAATGTTGTTTGATGGGCTACCGCCAGTTGTTGGCAACAAAGTAAACGTTGGTGTTGCATCAGTTGTACCGAACACTGTCTCTTTGTCATAAGCTAGGCTCGTTAGATTGCTACTTGCTACCATGATTTTTCTCCTAAGTTAAGAGTAAAATTAAGTTCAAAGAGCATGGTAACTATTTGAACGGCCATAAATTATTCTTCGTCAGAAATGTAAGGTACGTCAACAATGAGGCCAAACCAACCATCGTCAACAACTTCACTTTTCCTAGTCATCGAAGCCTTTGTGAATAAATTATTTTGATTTAAGTTATCCATAAGACCACGAATCTGGTCGGCATAAGCATATGCCAGTGTACTGCCTATGTTCTGTTTAGTGTATATCTTTACTGCCAATACACCTTCGTGTCTAATTCTTTTGGTTATAGCTGAACCTATATTAACGTTGTTAGATGTATAGTTAATAAACACCATTGAGATGAAACCATCAAGGTTAGTATCGTCAAAGTTTACATTCTCAAACTTTATTGGAGTTGTTGAACCCCAACCGTTTATCATTGCTACTTCTAACAATTCTCTTGTTTTGTCTAAGCTAGGCATTTTTCGTCATCATCATTGCTGCTTGTATAAAGTTCTGGTTATGCTCATTACCACTCTCACCATTATTTACATGAACGATGTAAGGGCTATTATTGTAAAGTGTTAATGCTTTCCATTTCTTATCAAACTTAGCGAAATCTGGAACAGGCTGCTCTGGAACGTCTCTACCAGTATTTTCAATCAATCCTTCTCCAGCTTTGCTACCAACGTGTACTTTCCAGTTAGCTTTCAAAGTGCCTGTAGCTTCCGGAGTAGTCTCCATCAGATTTTCATAGAGATCGGCAGCTATTTTATTTTGATGCTCACCAAAAGCATTAATTAAAATATCTCCCATTTCTTCTAAGCTACTAGCACGAAAAGGCATTCTTAAATCTTCCTACACGTTAAAGTATGCGTTGCTCCAGCAGGGTCAATCTCAATCTTCCCTATCTCGTAATTCTTTCCTCTTACTGTAACTTTCATTCCGGCTATAAATTCAGTTACAGTCTTAAGGCTATCTAGCACAAGAAAATCTGCAAAATCTGTAGTTGTATCTTTGCCGTCTTTGTTCTCCGTATGGTTGCCAAGCACAATGCAATCCATAGTGTATATAACTGGTGTTGAGCTTACAGCAGCATCGCCAACTCCAGCAGAAGGGTCATATGCTGTACTAGTAACTTCTTCCGTCACAACCAAAGATGCTACTGCGTCTAAAAGATCGTCGGACATTGCCTCTTTCATATCAGCCTGTATATCTGAGTATATCCCCATGTTAAACCCTTGTTAGGCTTCCCTGTGAGTGATTACAGACTGTTTTGAGGATTGCCGCAACCTTGCTTAAAGAATTAGGTTTTTCCTTGCTAGAGTATGTGTAACTCTTCTCTGTCTCGACTTTACCTGCGACAACTTTCTTTGATAATATAGTCTTTGCATTTTCAAAGAATAAATCACCTTGTATAAAATAATCATATGCGAGCAAAGAGTCGGCATATTTAACTTCTTCTGATACAGCATCAATATCAATGACACAATCAAAATTTGCATCAATGTAGTATCTACCCCATAACAATGCGTCTAGTTTTACAGGCTCATCTAAATCAAGCCAATCTTCGTGAAGTTCTAGAAATGCATCTGCTTCTGATGCTGTAGCGTAAGCTTGTGTAGGGGTAGCTATAGTCATTATAGATTCTCGAATACTTTGAATTTATCAATATCAGTAGACCAAGAGCCTGACGGTAAAGTAACTTTGCCTTGTATCTTCCAACTACCTTTAGCATCTAATTCGGTATCAGCAGCAATGACATATTGCATTTTGCCATCTGTACCATCACCTGTAAGAACGGCTGTGTTTGTAACTTTTGTTTTATCTGGCTTTTCGAATATTATTTGCATTACTGACGCTAAAGCTATATCGACAATAGCTACACCATCCATCAATGTAACCTCAAAGATAGTTCCAACATCGCCAATATGAATTTCTTCTACTATCGCCATTATAATTCTCTTTCTATTTCATGTTTCATGTTAATAATCAATGACTTAGGTAATACAGCATCAATGCTCAATATGTTTGGTACTATCTTATCAATATATAAGGTTTTGTCAACGTATAAATCGCTATATAGCACAAATTCGCTACTTAAATTTACTTGCAAATCAAACAATATTATATCAGCGCTCAACGTTAAACCCAACCTTCTTTGCTATATACATAGTGAATCTTATTACTTCTCTAAAACCATCAAAGATAATACCTCTCGGTCCAAAATATTTTCCAGAGAAATACTTCTTACCAAAGTAATTTTTTGAAAACATTATTTTCCGTCAACTGTTACAGAAAGTCTATTACCGTTATCATCTGTAACAGCAGTAATCCTATCTTTAGTATCATTAATATCTCTAAACACAGGAGTATTATTTTCCATACCAGATGCTTTAGCCGCTGCCGTAGACGCTATTATTCTCATCATTTCTTCGGCACTAAATCCAGCCTCTACGACCTCTTGCCAAGTAACTCTAGTTTGCATTTCATTTACAACTGCAAACCCTGTAGTTTCATCAACAAAATTACCGTTACCACGTGCAATCATTTGACCATCAAATTTAATATCATTAGAGCTATCAAATGTAAGTGAACCTTCGGAAACCTCAACAGTTATTTCATCTAGTACATTGTTACAATCTTTAATTGTC